CAAAAAATGGCAGGAATTGGTATAATTATAGCAGGAATAGTAACAGCAGTAACTTCTTTAATAAAATACCTAAAAGACCCTTCTTGGGAAAATTTTGGTGGTATTTTAGCAGGAATTGGTGTAACTATTGCAGGAATTGGTTTAATGATAGGTTCAGCACCGGTTATTATTGCGGGTGTAATAGTGCTTATACTTGGATTAATTGCTAAGTTTTGGGATACAATTAACGGATTTATTGACGGATTTATCTCTAACATATATTCATTAGGCGATAGATTAATGAATTGGTTAACTGATAAATTAGGAATATTTAGCATTTTGTTTAATACCGTTATCGGTACAGTAGTAGGAGTTGTTACGAGTGTAATTAATCAAATAAGAAGTTTATTAGACGGACTATTTACGGGAGTTAAACAAATATTAGACGGAATTATATTAATATTTAAAGGTAATTTTAAGGAAGGTATAGTATCAATATTTAAAGGTATAGCAAACATATGTATTGGTGTATTAAATGCCCTTATAAATGGTTTAAATGCTGTTATATCGCCTATACGTGCGTTAGTAGTAGCAGTTGGTAAAGTAATGGGTAAAGGTTGGACTATGGATAACATAAAAATACCTAACATACCAAAACTTGAACGTGGTGCTATTGTTAATAATCCGGGATATGGTGTAAATATGGGTTCATATATAGCAGGAGAACGTGGACGTGAAGGAATTATACCTTTAACTGACGAACGTGCTATGAGTGAATTAGGACGTGAAATTGGACGTTATTGTAATATTGATAACGTAATAGACGTAAATGTTGACGGAAGAAGATTAAATAGAATATTAAAACAAAGCGAAGGAAATCAACGTTTTGCTAGTAATGGAGGATAAAAATGTTTATAGATAAAGATAGTATAATAATAGACGGTGTTTCATTTGGGCAATACCTAACAAGCGTTGAATATCAATATGCGAAATTATGGGGCGACGATACCGGAAGAAATCTTGCCGGTCGATTTAGCGGTACGTTACTGCGTATCGCCCCTAAAATTATTTTGAATTTTCATAGACTAACTACTGAGGATTTAAGAACTATATCGCCTATTCTTAATAAAAAGTATCAAAGTTTTACATATAATGACCCTGAATTAGGAATAAAAACTATTACAACTTACACAGGAGATTGGTCGATTGTTTATAAAGGATTTGAAAATAGTGCAGGATTTAAAGTTTCATTTATAGATACAGGAACGAGGTAATAAATGAGAACGTTTAATAATGGATTTAGAGATAGTTTAAGAGGAATAAGAGATATATATGCAATTGTTTCTTATGAAAGTCCTGAAGGTTCAAATATACTTATAACTGAAAATAATGCACATATCTTAACTGAGGATTTAAAGAAACTAGGAACTGAATATGGTGCTTATGAAATAATGGAAGATGCTATTTATAGCACAAATATTTTTGTAAATACTAGTTTCTTTAAAACAATATGTATGGGTATGGAATTAGAGTGTAAATTTATAATTCCTGAAGGCACTGAAATAGACGTACAAATAGGTACAACAAACGAATTAAATGGCGACATAGAATATATTGATATGGGTTACTTTATAATCAATGGAAAACCTGAATATAAAGCGGATACTGATACATATACTATGGTTGCTTTAGACCATATGCTAGATAGTATGATAAGTTTCAAAGATAATCCTTTAGGTATAACTTATCCAATTAAGCATAAAGACTTCCTAAAAGCAATTTTTGATAAATTCGGTTGGCAATATGTTTTAGATAGTTATACTAACGAAGATTATATGGTTGACGACTTATATAGTGATACTGATATGACTTATAGGGAAGTATTAGACGACTTGATAGTAGCAACAGGTAAAAGTTTAATGTTTAATACGCATAAAATATTAAAATTAAAAGGTATATATGATACACAAGAAACCGTAACTGACGAAGATATGGATAGTACAAATGTAACATTTGGAGATATATACGGGCGTATTAATAAACTTGTATCAACAACTGACGATATTACATATACAATTGGAGAAGATACTCAATCTATTCAAGAATATGGTAAAACTGAATACGATATAGGTAAGAATTTACTTATAGCACAAGATACTGAAGGAACATTATATGATGCGATATTTAGTGAAATAGATAACGTTTACTTCCATACATACGACGTTGATACTAAAGGATTATTAATATTCGAACCATTAGATAAGTTTAAATTCGTACATAATGAAGTAGAATATCCTGTTATTTTATTAAATGACGAAATAAAGTGCTGTCGAGGATTAACTGAAACGGTCTACACTGAAGAACCTGAAGAAACTGTTGAAACATATACAAGTAACGAACCAACACAAAAAGATATAAAAAATGCTGTCGTAAATGTAAATAGATTAAATGCTGAATTAGTATTAAAAGTCGATAGTGACGGGAAAATAGCACAAGTTAAGTTAAATGGAGATGCTGACGAAGGTACTGAGGTTAGTATTCAAGCGGATAATATAGATTTTACGTCACATACATTTGATTTAGATACTGACGATATTAGTATAGAAAGTGACAACGTAACTATTGATAATAACGGTATTCAATTAAGAAATGGTGCTGTTATTTGTGGAGAAAATGGTATGTTAACAAACTTAGTATTTAATAGTAACGGATTTTATAACGGATTAGGTATATGTGGGTTTGTTTTTGATAGTGACGGAACAAGTCGACAATTTCAAAATACGCCAATAGTAGTGGACGTTTATATACCTAGCAATTATGTTATAAAAGAAGCATATGCACAAATAACTCACGTTAGAGGACATTTTGGAAGCGACGGAAACACAATAGGTTATGTTAGAAACGTCCATTTATATAAAAACAATAATCAAACAGCACCAACAATTTATAGTGATAGTTATTCAGTGTCAGGATTTATGAAATACAATCAATTATACGGAACTGAAGTAACAGGTGCTTTTGGTACAAATGGTTATACCGCAACAAATACTACAAGCGATACATACGAATTTACACAATCTAGTGATATTAAAAACGCATTAGAGTTAGGAAAAGTAAATACTATGTATATTCAAACTACCGATAGTATGCCTAGCACTGAAACTGAATGTAATCAACATACAGGTTTCGTTCAATTAACAATAAATGTAATTTGTTACATACCATATACAAGATAGGAGGTAAATATGGCAACAATAAAAATAAGTGAATTACCTGCTATTCAAACAGTAGCAGGTAACGATTTTCTACCAATAGTAGATGCAAGTGAAACTGAAACAAAAAAAATCACAAAAAGTCAATTATTAAGTGATATAGATGCAAGTGAACTAGATTTATCAAATATGCCTGAGGCGACACAAATAAACGATAATGATTATTTAATTATTAATCAGGGTGGAACAAATAAAAAGATAAGTAAGTCAAACTCACAATTTGCAAGTGGAGAAGAAGTCGCAATTTCAACTACGACACCTGTTGACCCTGAAAATGAAATAAAATTGTGGGTAGATTTAGGTAACGACCCTACACCTGTAACTGCGAGTGCAAGTCAATATGGTGTTGTAAAAATAGGAACAGGAGTACAAGTAAGTAATGGTGTTATCTCAGTTCCTTCTTCAACAGGAATATATGATTTGTTATTCGACGATACTTGCTATTATGATACTTCGGTGTCATATCAAGTAGGAGATTATACAATATATAACTCACTTTTATATAAGTGTATATCAAATACAACAGGTCCATTTGACAGTTCAAAATGGACGCAAGATTATATGTTTGAAGGAGAATAAATATGGCAGTAGTAAAATATAAAGACCCAACAACTCACGAAATAATAGAAATTCCTACTCTAGTATCGTCAGGAATTACATATTATGCAGGAGAAAATATTAACATATCGTCAAGTAATGTAATATCAACTAATGGAGTGGTTGCAAATGGGAACGCATCAACAACAAAAATGAAAATATATGTTCAAAATACACAACCACCAACTGAGGCAGGTGTAATTGTAATATGGATAGATACAAGCGTATAAAATTAAATATACAAAGATTTGCTACTATGGAGGCATCTCAAAGTGGTTCAGGTCCTTCGTCAATGAAATTGAGACTAACATATACAACAAGTAATGGTAGTATCACAATGACGAAAATGGAAGGTACTAGAACAAGTGCAGTAACAAGTGGAAATCAAACTAATATCATTGTAAATGGTACTGAAATAAGACACGGAGGTTGGAGTTATTGGAATAATGGAACTTGGGGAACTGTATGGGAAGGTTCTTATACAGTAAGTGGAACAGGAAGTGTTGTAGTAACATTTACAGGTTCTAATATAACAAATATAGCAAACTCTAAGTTTCAATTTACTATAATAACGCCACCTTCCGTTGCTGACTTAATTGCAAGTAATGTAACAAGCAATTCGGCAACTTTATCATTTGAAATTACTTACTCGGGTGGAGACACTGCAACAGGGCATATTACTTGTAACGGACAAACAAAAAACTCAACAAGTGCATCATTTACAGGATTAACAAGATATACTGAATATACAGCAAAAGCGTACGCATCTAATAGTCAGGGAAACTCAAGTGAATTATCTTTGACATTTAGGACACTTGCCGAACTACCTACTATGTCGTTATCAATAACAAATACAAGTCCAACTTCGATAAGTGGAACAAAATCAGTGGACGATAATGGTGGTGCAACAGTAACAGTATCAAAAGTTCAAATAGCAACTGATAGTGAGTTTCAAAATATAATTGAAGAAAAAACTGATAATAACTTTGAATTTGATAACTTAACACCACATACAACATACTACCTAAGAAGTTATGGAACAAATGTACGAGGAACAGGATATAGTTCAACTGAAGAAATAACAACTTATGGTGGTGTATATGTATCAGTAAATGGTGGAACATTTGAAAGCAAAAAAGTATATGTATCAATCAATGGTGGGCAGTATATAGATATGACAGGAAAGATACACCATATATGATATAATTAAAATAGAAAGAGGTAAAAAATGAGTACAATAAAAATTAAAAGAGAGTTCTTACCTGACGATTTAGGTGGCGGAGGCGGATACGCTAATGTTGGAACAATAGTTGAGTGGCCTAGTGATACTATACCTGAGAATTGGTTACTATGTGACGGTAGAGCAGTAAGTAGAAATACATATAGTGACTTATTTGCAGTAATAGGAACACAATTTGGTGCAGGAGACGGAAGTACAACTTTTAACCTACCTGATAGAAAAGGAAGGTCGCCTATTGGTAAAGACCCTAACGATACCGACTTCGATACAATAGGGGAAAAATACGGAGAAAAAACACATACTTTAACTATTAATGAAATACCTTCACACAAGCACGATATAAATTATTCAAGTTCTGCAGGTGGAAATGGTAGTGGACTTGTTTATGGTACAAGTGAAGGACATAATGCAGGATTTATATGGTCAACAGGTGGCGGACAAGCACATAATACAGTACACCCTGTTGAAGTATCTAACTTTATCATTAAAGCAAGTGCTGAGGCAAGTACAAGTGGAACAATAGTAGATAGTCTAAGCGGAAGTAGTACAACTGATGCACCAAGTGTTCATATAGTAAAAGATGCATTAAGTACTAAACAAAATAATTTAGAAATAAAATCTTATACAAAAAATGTTGGTGTTATTGGTGCAGGTGTTGATTATGTTTCAAATATAGCACTAGATAGTAGTTATACTAATTTAGGTATAGTAGGAATAGCATTAAGTGGTGGGTTCTATACATTTTTAAATGTTACTTCTAATTACATAAATGGAAATACTGCAATTACCGTATTGCATAATAGTGCAACTCAACAAACCGATGCAATAACAATGGTTATATATGTATTAAGATATAAAAATTAGGAGGAAAAATGAAAGAATTTATTAAATGTGCTTCGATAAGAGCAATAAGAACAATGGCACAAACAATGTGTAGTTTTGTAACAATAGGACTTGCTATAAATGAAATAGATTGGGCAAGTGCTTTATCAATATCATTAGTAGCAGGAATATATAGTATTGTAAATTCTATTGCAACAGGACTACCTGAGGTTGATAGTGAAAATACAAAAAAGTAGACAACTTTAAAAAAAGTTGATATAATGTAATTGGTACAATATTTTTATGGGGATAGTATCATTTTAAAAACTTAGGATAATCCTAAGTTTTTTTCTTGACAAAACAAAAATAAGTGTTATATTAAAAATAGATACTCATTATGTATCTTTTCACTCAATTCAAGTAAATGTTACCTTAATTGGTAGCATAAGGTAGATAAAGTTATCATTTCGATTATGATATGGTGGGGCGTGAAATCTTACATTAGTTTAAGTGGAAAAACATTATCTATCTTAGGGTGCTAATTAAAGCACTAATACTTATCTTCCAAGTGAAGAAAAAGCATATATTAGTCTTTTACTTATAGTAGGGGACTTATAGAAGGTTTAATTGTTGTCCTAGTAAAACAATGATTATGCTACTTAATTGGTAGCATAGACTAGATAAAACATAATTATATACTTTAGGTGAAGCGAGTAGCAGGACACTCATTAAACGGCGGAGTACTCACGCCACCAAACATTGAGCAGGAGGGAACAAATAAAACTTTCCGTATATAATTAAAACTGCTATCTATTCTATGGTACTAATTAAGTGCCAAATATAGTGTCCTTTGCACATTTTTTATATGCAAGTGCTACCTTAATTGGTAGCATAGAGTAGATATTTTATTAATCATTCCAATGTGCATTATTAATATCTATTCTATGGTGCTAATTAAAAGCACTCCAATAAGTTCTCTAAGGATAAGCAATCTAAAGAGTTCCCGATTTTATGTCCTAAAATAATTATAAAGAAAGGAAAAGCAACTTATTGGTATCCTGTAACTACTTGATATTACCTTAGGGCAAACTATGGAGGGAGGAAAATCGTCCATTCTTATTTGTTTAAACTAAGGTATTATTAAGAGTTTTATAGGATTAGGTTAACCCACAATATGCGTATGAATAATAGAAAGGGGATAATCTATGGAAGCATCTACACTTATTTCAATTAGTGCTGTTGTTGTGTCTTTTCTTACTTTTGTTATGACTAGATTAGATAAAAAAGAAGAAAAAGTTAAAGGAAACCACCAAGATTTAATAGAATATCAATTAAGTGAGTTAAAAACTGACGTTAAAGAACTATTAAGAAAAGTGGATAGCAACAATGAAATGATTGAAAAAAAGATAGACGAAAAAATAGATTTACACATAAAATTATTTCATAAGGGGAAAAATAATGTCAATAAAAGAAGATTTAGAAAAAATGGAAGATAAAATTG